TTAAAATCGGCGCGGACGCAAGCGCTTTTAAGCAGGGCGTAAGCGAAGCCCAGGCCAGCCTTAAAACCCTGGACGCCGCGCTGAAGGTCAACGAGGCATCCTTCAAGGCCGGCGGAGACGCGGAAACATATATGTCCCAGAAGCTGGAGATTCTGAACTCGAAGATGACCCAGCAGAAGAACCTGGCCAATCAGCTGCAGGCTGGGCTGCAGAAGATGCGCCAGGCCGGCGTTTCACCGACGTCGGTGGAATACCAGAAACTGGAAAAGGATCTGTATAACGCCCAGGCGGCCATGAACGAGACAAAGGTCGCAATCGACAACCTGGACGGCAGCCAGGAAAAGGCCACGGGCAGCGCAGGAAGTCTGACGGCAGCGGTCAACGGGATCGGGAAAAAGATCAGCCTGGACCAGGTTATCGGCGGGATCGACCGGATTACCGGCGCCATGCAGACGGCCGCGGGGGCCGCGGTGAATTTGGGCGAGAAGATCTGGGACAACGTCATGAACTCCGCAAAATGGGCGGACGATTCATCGACCATGGCGCTGATGTACGGGATCGACCTGGACACCTTCCTGCGGATGCAGAAGCTGGTCACGAACGGCATGGACACATCGGTGGATGCCATGCTGAAAAGCCAGACAAAACTGAACAAGAACATCGGCGACGGGAACAAGGACACGCTGAAGTATTTCCGGGAGCTGGGCGTTGCGATCGCCACAGTCACCGGCGAGTCCATGGACATCGTTCAGCGGAAGGATCCGGCGGATCTGTTCTGGGAGATCGGCGACGCTCTGATGCACATGGGCGATGCATACGACAAGGAGGCGGCATCGCAGGCGATTTTCGGTAGAGGCTGGAAAGAGCTGGTGCCACTGTTCGACAAATACGACAGCCGGGAAGAATATCAGAAAGCGCTGGCTGACGTTAAAGTCAACACGGAGCAGGAAGTCAATGACCTGGCGGACCTGAACGACAAGGTAGCGGAGCTGCAGGGAAACATCGATACGCTGACCAACAAAGGCTGGGCCGCGCTGGCGCCGTCTCTGACCGGAGCGGCGGAAGCGCTGAACGGTCTGCTGGGCAGCGTACTGGAATATCTGGACACTCCGGAAGGCAAAGAAGCACTGCAGCAGATGAGCGAGAGCGTTTCGACGCTGTTCGAGGATCTGGGAAAGATTGATCCGAAGGAAGTGGTCAAAAACTTCACCACCGTTTTCAACAAGATGGTGGATAGCTTCAAGTGGCTGGCGGAGAACAAAGACGGCGTGATCAGGGCGCTTAGGGACATCGTCGGAGGCTGGGCCGGGCTGAAGCTGACAGGCGGAGCACTGCAGGTGTATCAGTTGCTGCAGAACATCAGGACACTGCGGGGAGGCGGATCCAGCACAACCAGCAGCGGAGGGAACACTGGCGGAGGCGGAATTAACAAAGCATGGCAATGGGCGGGAGATAAACTGACAGCGATCAGCGAATGGATAGGTGGCCCGCTGAATGGTGCGGCTCTGTGGGATTATGCTGTGAATAATACCAGGGTCGGCCAGGAGACCAGGAACACAGGGGATTTCTTCGGAGCAGTTAAGACCGCGTGGAATGAGAAAGTCGAGGAGGTCAAAAAGAACTGGAATGATTTCTGGGAGATATCGTACTGGGGCGAAATTGGCCAGATGTATGCTGACAGCCTGAACAAATGGACAGAGGATCACAGCGCCAGCAACAGCAGCATCCTGGGCAAACCAGGGCAACTGATGGATGAATGGGATAAACTGTGGGGTAACGAAAAGGTCGAAATCCCAACGGAACCGAGTGTACCGGAAACAGCCGCGGCAAACATCGCCGAGCAGATCGGCATCGTGCCGGTGCAGGTGCAGCCGGTTTTATCCGGGGCCGGATATGGCGGGCGGACAGGCGGAGGCACGATGAGTTTGCTGAGCGACTTTGGGAACGGGCTGGCGAACCTGTTCGGCCTCCATGCCAATGGCCTGTGGTCGGTGCCTTTCGACAACTACCCCGCCCTGCTCCATCGCGGTGAGCGCGTGGTGCCGGCGCGGGAGGTTTCGAGCCGGAGTTATAATTCGAACCTTTATGTCGAGAAAATGTATATGAGCAATGGAACGGACGCACAGGGCCTGGCTGACGCGATGGCTGCAGCCAACCGGCGGACGGTAAACAGCTATGGCGGAGGTTGAGTGCATGGATCCTGCAGACGTCGTGCTGACAATTAACATCGCGGGGATCATCCTGATCCTCCTGGCGGTTTGGTGGAGGTAATGGCATGGGCCAGAGCTATTTCATTTTTAACGGCAGGGATTGCCGGGAGATGGGCGTTCGGCTGGTCGGCCCGATCGGACTGGTCCGGCCGGAGGAGCGGGTTGAACATGTCCAGATCCCGGGCAGGGCGGGAGACCTGACGCGGCTGGAGGGCGACGATATTTTCAACAGCTACATCCAGACGGCGGAGATCTCCGTGCAGGGTGCACTCAATGTGCGGAACGTGCTCTCGTGGCTGCGGGGAGCCGGATACCTGACGACATCAAGTGAGCCGGACCGCCGGCAGATGGCGCGGGTGATCGGCGCGATCACGCTGGACAAGGTCAGCAAATACCTTGACGCGTGGCGCGGGCAGGTTCAGTTTTACTGTCAGCCATTCAAGGAATTGCTATGGGAACGTCCGGAGACGATCAGTGCGGCCGGCAGTATCGTGAACAACGGCGACGTGGTCTGCAAACCACTCTGGAAGCTCACAACAAGCGACGCGGCTGTGACGCTGACAGTCAGCCACAGCGAAGGCAGCACAACCAGCTTGGAGAGCATGACGGTCACAAATGTGGGCCCGGCGCTTTATATCGACAGTGACGGGATGGAAATTCTGAGCAGCGACATGCGCGTCAGCATGGCGCCGTGGGCAAGCGGAGATTTCCCTGTCCTGCGCCCAGGCACCGGGAATTACGTCAGCGGATCAGGATGGAGCTCCATTGAGATCACAAAGAGGGAGAGATTTCTGTGATCAGTGTTTTTGACGGGATGGCCAGCCGGGACTACACCAAAATCGGCGACTGTGTGCTGACGCCGGAGAGCTGCCGGCTGCATCAGGTGGCAGCCGGAGCTTATGATCTGACGATGGTGCACACGGTGGATCCCGGTGGGAAGTGGCGGTGGCTGGTCGAAGGGAACCTGATCAAAGCGCCGGTTCAATGGGAAACGATGGAGAACGCCTACAGCGGATCGGAGCTGTGGATTTATGAAACCATCGCGAACGCGAAGCTTCGGGATGATCCAAGCGAGCCGAGCTCGGTCAGCTATCAGGAGTGGAACGCCAGCACGATCTATACCGTCGGTGCTAAGGTGACGCTATCGAACCGGAACTGGCAGTGTGATTATTTTGACGAAAACAGCGGCCAGCGGTTCATACCTCCGTTTGACAGTCCGTGGTGGCATCAGATCCCCGGCACAACCGGCGGAGGCACGGTCATCGCGACCATGGGCGCCGGCACGAAGGTGATCTGGATCGAAGGCGCATACACGGACACATGGTGGAAGGTCGCCACGTACACCGGCGGGCTTGAAGGATATATTAAACAGAGCGAGCTGACAAACGAGCAGCACCAGACGCCGGAGGAGGTTCAGCCGGTCACGATCACAGAGCAGCTGTTCCGAATCCGCAAGGTGTCCAAGGACACAGGCGGGATGACGCTGACGGTCGAGGCGGAACACGTCAGCTACGACATGAGCGCGTCGCTGATCCGGAAGGCAGAGATCGCCGGAGCATCGCCGGCGCGGGCGATTGAATTGTGCATGGAGGGACTGTTCACGCCGTACACGGCCGGAAACGTCTACACCAACCTGACTAACGCCTCAGACGGGACGTATACGAAGACGATCAAGGGAAAGAATCTGACCTACGCGCTGCTGGATCCGGATTCGGGGATTGTAGCCACGTTCGACGCGGAATTGCGTCGGAACAACTGGGATCTATACATTATGCGCCGGACGGACACGGACCGCGGGTACCGGCTGACATACGGGAAAAACATCAAAGGCGTCAACTGGACGCGGCACGATCTGGATCTGATCACCCGCATTGTGCCGGTAGCGAAAAATGAAGCCGGCGAAGAGCTTTATCTGGATGATGTTTATGTAGATAGTCAATATATCAGCAACTATCCGGTGATCAGGATGCAGCAGCTGACCGTCCAGGGGCAGGTCGGCAAGGACGACGGAACCGGCACGGATACAGCCTGGACAGAAGTGACGCTGAAGGCGGAGATGGCCAGGAAGGCCCAGGAACGGTATGACGTGGATCGATGCGACATCCCGACGGCGGAGGTCACAGTCGACTTCGAGACACTGGGAGACACGGCCGAGTTTGCGAGATACAGAGCGCTGGAACGGGCTCTGCTGTATGACATCGTCCGGGTCAAGGACGAGCGGATCGGGCTGGACATGGAGCTGCGGGTGGTAGAAACCGAATGGGATGCTATCAGGCAGCGGCTGACAGGGCTGAAGCTGAGCAACGCGGTAAGGGCCAACACGAGCACAGTCGCCGGGTACGCCGTGCGGAACGCGACATTGACAACGGGGAAAATTGACAACCAGGCGCTGACGGAGATCATCGACGCGGCGGCTGATCGGGCAGTGCAGATTTTGAGCTGATGGAGGGATTGAGCATGGCAGTGATGGAGTTGTGGAGACGGCGGGACCTGGAAGGGGCCGTCAAAACGGAGTATGTCGACGGAAACTTTTTCACGCAGGATTCGGTCGGTAACCTGGTCGGCGTGAAGTGCTACAAGGACGGGGCGGAGGTCGCTTTGACCGGCTCCGTGACGGGCTACTGCGTCCTGCCCAGCGGAGAGACTGTCAGCGTCGCCGGCACCCGCAGCGGGAACCAGGCGAGCATCCTGGTGCCGCAGTCTGCACTGGCCTACACGGGACCGCTGGGCATCACGCTGAAGCTGATCGACGGCAACACGATCACGACGCTGATGAGAATCATCGTCGTGGTGTACCGGTCCAAGACCGATACCGTTATTACGCCGTCGTCCCAGATCATCACCGACTGGTCCAACCAGATCAGCGCAGCACTGCAGGAAGTGGAGGATGCCAGCGCGGCGCAGGACGTCAAGATCGCTGATTTAAAGAGTGCCTTTGACAATCTGGAAGATGATTTTGCTCCCCGCCTGATTCCATCTGGCGGTGCGTCCGGGCAGTCACTCCGCAAACGGAGCGGAACAGATTATGATCTTGAATGGGCAAGCGTGGGCTTGCCTACAAATGCACAGACTGCCGCCGCTGTCTCAGCGTGGTTGAATGAGCATCCAGAAGCCACTACAACCGTAGATTTTCGGATAGTCTCTAAAGTTTTTGACACGGTATCGAATATGGCTTCAGATTTAACTTTGGTGGTAGGAGAAAATGTAAGAACATGTGGGTATTATGAAAGCGGTGACGGTGGTGGAGCTTACTACAAAGTGACAGCCGAACAGCCTGACGATATTTTTATCACGCTTGAAAATGGATTATTTGCAAAACTAATACATGCGCCGGGACTTGTTAATGGTTTGCAAGTTGGCTTGAAAAATGACAATTCAACTGATATTTCTACTGTTGTTAACAACCTCACGGAAGATTATGCGATATATCTTCCCGCAGGACAATACAAGGT